ATCATCCAACATAGTATACTTAAAATTTAGCGGGGAAACCTACAAGGTTCGCGCCGATGCCAAACCCTGCACCGGTTCTGGCCGATGTGCCCATGCTGGGGATGAACGTGTCCAGAATGGAGAACGTGGCAGCGGCCGTCAGCGCAATCAGAGCCACCTCATCTAAGGAAAGACCCTTGCCCTTAGGAATTACGTACGCGGCTATCGCAACCATTAAACCTTCGACTAAGTACTTAATCGCGCGTTTTAACAACTCACGGAGATCCATCATACTAAGTGTGAATAAAAAAATATATTTCTAATTAAACTTAAATAAAACATGGCTAACAAGAAATATGTCTAAAGAACGCGTTGATTTATTGGAGGAGGATAAACCGATCGCCCAACAAAAATTTGTCTGTGTTTCCTTTATTTCTCCTGAAAATGTCATTAGAAAAAAAGATTTGTTCTTTTTCGAGCGATTCGTAAAGAATTGGGACATGCTTCGATCGTTTCAAAAGTTCTCTCAGTTCGTCTCCTTTATGGCGTACAAGTACAACCTCAACACGGAAACGGTGACTGCGGATCTGACCGACTTTTGCAAGGAAGAAGGGTCTAAATTGGGCGCAGATTCCGTCGACGACGACTACAAGACCTTTTTGGACAAGCATCAAGATGAATTAGAGGCGGAGTACAGTAAAGCGCACGATTTCCAGACAAATACGAGGGGTCTTAAGATTCGGGGGACTTTTCCTACACAGGAGGAAGCCGAGGCCCGCGCCAAGTTTCTCCGCGAGAATGATCCTCACTTTGATGTTTACGTAGGCCCTGTAGGTATCTGGATGCCGTGGGAACCAGATGCCTATAAAACGGGGAATGTTCAATATTTGGAGTCTCAATTGAACGATTTGATGTCCAACAAGAAACAGAACGAAGAGAAGGCAAAGGAGTACTTCGAATCACGTGTCAAGGACAGCAAGCGTAAGGCGATTGAGGAAAACGTCAGGAAGGCGCGTGAGACGAATAACAAACTCTCTCAAATTATAGATAACGATGCCAATTTAATCAACGTCCGAACGAGTACGCTTGATAATGTGAACCTTGGTCTCTTTGGCGAAGATGTTCCCACTAAGAACGAAACGGTAAGCGCCGACGAGTAAACTTAACACCACAATCAATAAAACAATCCCTGCAACATTCCTCATACATTATTCCTTTATAAATTCCATCGGACGTCCATCCTCGTAGATATGAAAGGTTCCAGAAATAGGAATTTCATAATCTAAGTTTTCACTGATGACATCAGGATGCGTCACTATTTTTTTTAATTCATTAAACATATCGGTAACGTTGGCAACCACGTTACCTTTAGGATGAAGTGTAGTATCTTCTACGGTTCCATACATTTTCTTGGAGTTGGATAACGTCTCTCCATATTTCACCTTTTGTATGACCTTTTCTAATTTCCGATAAGAGAAGGCTTTCCTATATTCCGATTCTCGAACACCTCTGTTTAAAAATTTGGTTATTTTATCCAATTCATACACGAGTCGAAGATCATGACTTTCGTTTTTCTTTTGAACACTAATACCATAAAACTCGGTAGGGCTCAAATTCGTAAACCCATACTCTTGTCCGCATCGTCCACATTCTGGAATCGAGCATACTTTTTGGTAAACACTCTTTGAATTCACATTTCCGTTATCGAAAAAACACCTTCCATAATCAATCAGTTTAGGAATGAACGGACACTTGAACATGATGGTTCTTGATCCAGACATATGATACACGTATTGGATGGTGGTTTCCTTATAGGGACGGAAAATGAGTACGTTGCCTCGATGCAGATCATAATGCGTAAACACTTTGGATAAGTTAGAAAGAGCATGATAGATAATAAACAATACGTTGGTAAGCTGATATTTCACAAAGTTTCCGGTTCCATCACGCAGAGCATCTCCAAAGGAGGGAGCATTATTCAAATGTTGTATTAAAATCGCCGCATATCGAGATTCTGTACATGCTTTTTTATAATTAATCTCTCGTTGAGGAAGTAGTGCTTTGGAAAGACTTTTCGGATCTGAAATCTTATTCACTCCATCTCGCATGGTCAAATAGTCCCGATACGATTTATAAAAAAACAGGCCATAGGTGTAGACAAAACAGGGGAATTTTTGAATGACACGATTCACAAATTTAATACCCACTACATATTCGTAGACAAGATTGTCGGTATCGATATCGGCGGCTGATTTTAATACACTATACGCAGTATACTTATTTTTGGAATGTTTAATCTGTCGAACAAATCCGTTGGAAGATACATCTCCAATGGAGATAATTTCTTCTGCATCTTTAAAGTCGGTGAATCCGTTAAAATAATTGATAATTTCATGGATTTTATTACCGAACGATAAACACTGTCCAGAGTCTTCACATACAATTTGTAATAAACGCGACGATTTTTTAATGAATCGTTGGATTTTTTGTGTTGCATTCTTTCGAACTGATTCTGTATAGTTAACAGGTGCCTTTTCGGGTATGCGACGCGTGTTATTTGCCTTTCTACAATATTTACGCGTTGCGTTGACATAAATGCATTCAGGAAGTTTACAATCGACTTGAGGTTTCTTATTACACTCCATATTATAATTGTATATTATTTAAATTCTTGTGTTTTTCAAGGATGTCTAAGCCTTCGATCAGCTTTAAATAACATCGTAGACAGACAACACAATCCTTAAGAGAATTGTGAAGGTTGACTGCATCTTCGTGAAAGAGGGCTACATGAAGCTCGTTCAACGTAGGCCATTTAAGATTTGGCAATTTGCATACATGACGGGTTGACATCATCGTACAATAGGAAACCTTAGGAGCAGTATACAGAAGATTGTGTCGATAACATTCTGCCTGAATCATGTTTAAATCAAACGAAAGGTTGTGTCCGATGACGATGTCCGACGTGGAAAGACAGATCTTATAGATTTCATAAATGTCTTTAAAATCGTACCCCTGTTTGGTGTTCATCGACTTGGTAATTCCATGAATGTGATCATTTTCGATCGCTCGCGGAGTTTTAATGATGTAGTCATAGGCAGTATACTTGTAGGTTGTCGTATCCATCTGAATGAAACTGAATTGGACCACCGACGGCCAAAATTCAACCGTCTCTGGAAGAAGCCGTATCTTAGGGGGTTTATCCGTGGTTTCAGTATCCAAGACAAGTATCTTCATAGTGTGTGATGGCTCTTTACTATTTATATTATTTCATTTTATTATAGTATAGTATGAATCTCATCCTTTTGGTTTTGTTAGTGGGCGTAATTCTATTAGTTTTAGGAAATCCGTCGGAAACAAAACAAGTGTATCAAGCTCCTCGAGAGAATGGGAAAGGATATAGTACACTGACCGACTACAATTTTGATGCTGCGTCTGTGTATGGAGCATTCCAAAAATAAAAAGTATTCAGGTAGAATATGAAGAAATTGAATTATTGGCTATGGATGCCTTTTTTATTCATCATTCTGTACTCGGTCATGGTGAATCAATTGTCCATCTTTCCGTTTAGTTGGGTCGAAGGGCTGACCTCGGGAGAACGGACGGCAGCACTTACAAATGCCTTAGGGGAGGAGGAAGAATTTGCCATCGGAGATAAAGTAGCATCTGTATCCGGTCATAAAAAGGGGGTAGAAGGAGAGATTATGGATATAACAGAGGATGGGAAATTACATGTAGGATATGACATTACGATTCCTGCTCAACAGTTTATTGTAGGAGAATATGTAGTCAGTAAAACGGGAAATAAGGCAGGTATCAAGGGGAGTGTCTCGAGTATTGCAGCAAATAAGGACGTGTCCGTCATCTATTCGGGATCTACCGTACCTGTGGTCTATCAACAATCGGATTTGCTCATGTACTATACGACCTCTCAAGTAAGAATTGTAAAATCCTTAAATTCGTATACTGCAGGGATTGGAGATAAGGTGGTAGCGCGAAGTGGAAGCAAGGAAGGGATTGAAGGTGAGGTTACCGACATTAGTCCCAGTGGAGATCTTTTCGTAACGTACAATACTACGGTTACTGCACAAAAATTCGTGGTCGGAGATGAAGTGGCTGCCTCGAGTGGGGACAACAATCGAAAGGTAGGAACAGTAACGACGGTTGCGACGAACGGCGATTTGACGGTTCTGTATGATTCAGGAACAACTGCAACCTATAAACAATCCGAACTTCAAATGTTTTATTTACGATCCGAAGTACAATTGACCGAAACCGCTCAAGACTCGTCCTATAAATCAACACCTTCCTCGTACGAAAGTTCATATGATCCTGATAATCTGGATACTGTATACAACTCAAATTCGGAGAATGGGATCATATACTATACTTCGTCCTATGATTCAAAAGGAAAACTTGTGTATAAACCAATATCGTTGGGGGGATCTAGCTCTGGCTCTAGCTCTAGCTCTAGCTCTAGCGGATCTAGCTCGAGTAAAGATAAACTGAGTGGCTCCACTCGAGGTATCGATGGCGCCATCGATGATAGTATTACTCTCGGAGAAAATAGTATACTTGCGGATTATACCTCTCCTCCTGATTCCGCAACCTCGGTGGATGCCAAAGTCGACACCAAAGCTCCTGTTTCCGATGCCGACACACTCAATAAAATCTATCAACTCCTTAACTCTCTGATTGAGCGCAATCACTGTACTGTCAGCACCTATGGATGCTGTAAAGATAACATAACCGCCAAGAAAGACGTTCCAGGAAGCAATTGTTCGGAAGCCACTTCAGTTGGACTCACCGATGATGTCAAAAAATACATCGATACGGCTGTTTCAGAAAAAACATTCACCTTTACTCCTAAAAACAGTAGTTTATTACAAACCTCGCTCCCTTCTCCTCCTACCAATCAATTGAGTACTCAAGCCTCGTATACCAATACGGTCTTTTTAGCTCCTCCTCACGGCAATTATATGTATCCTGGAAAGTGTCCTAATCCATCGGACTGCAAAACTCCTACGTATTCTAACGTGAACTCGAATAAGCTTCCTCTTCCTCTTGTAGCCGACTTTTCGCAGTTTGGCAAGTAAATTGATACAACTTTTTGTTCTAGGAATAGATAGAAAATGCTTCATCTGACTCTTGGGTGCATGTATTCAGGAAAAACGTCGGCGCTCATCCGCGATTCATCCAGCAATTCTCTGATTCTTGATTACGATACAGGAGGTGAAGCCGGCGTTCTTTACAATCACGATAACGTAAAGATCCGTTGCGAGAGAACGCGCGATCTATCTTCCATCAAGACCTATGCATCTTCCATTTTCATCAACGAAGCTCAGTTCTTTGATGGATTAGTGGAGTTTGTCAAGGAGATGCTTCGACAAGGGAAAACGGTTCATGTCTACGGACTGGACGGAGACTTTCGTCAACAAAAGTTCGGAAGTATACTGGATTTGATTCCGATGGCGGATACGTATACTAAACTCTATGCGATCTGTAAATGTGGAGATAATGCATCCTTTTCAAAGCGACTTACATCGAGTACATCGCAATATGGACCCGATGATCGATACATTCCTGTGTGTAGGGCATGTCTTTAATCTTTAGTTATTGTATGAAAAAGAAATACATGATATTGTTGTTGGTAGTGGCAGTTTATTTTTTAATGACGTGGAGTCTTCGAGAAGGATTGGAATTGATCGATACCTCAGATATCGCCAAGGAAGAAGAAATAAATGCCGAGAAAGAAGCAAAGACCACTAATACAGAAGCAGATGCAGAAGCAGATGCAGAAGAAGCAGATGCAGAAGAAGATACAGAAGATACAGAAGCAGAAGAAGCAGAAGCAGAAGCAGAAGATTCTAAAAAGAAAAAGAAAAAGAAGAAATAAATTAAACACATTTTATATAAGTATACTGTATGGCCGAAAAGTATACCATGTTTCCCATAACTGACATGGAATCATGGCTCATGTACAAAAAACAACTCGATTGTTTCTGGCGAACCGAAGAGGTTGATTTATCTAAAGATATGGATCATTGGAACCAATTATCTGCTGACGAACAGCGGTTCGTTTCTATGATCCTTGCTTTTTTTGCTTCCAGCGATGGAATCGTTCTAGAAAACCTCGCTCTTCGATTCATGACCGATGTTCAAACCTCCGAAGCCAGAGCCTTCTACGGTTTCCAGATTGCCATGGAAAACATCCATTCCGAGATGTACAGTCTCCTCATCGATAAATATGTCGACTACGACAAACGCGATACCATGTTTCGAGCCATCGAAACTTTCCCCTGTATACAGAAAAAAGCAGAGTGGGCCATCCAGTGGATTCAATCCTCCTCGTCCTACCCCATTCGTCTCGTGGCGTTTGCCTGCGTCGAAGGCATTTTCTTCTCGGGTGCGTTCTGTAGCATCTATTGGCTTAAGAAACGCGGGGTCATGCCCGGTTTGACCTTTAGTAATGAATTGATCAGCCGTGATGAATCGATGCATACCGATTTTGCTGTTCTGATGTACAAACGCCAAGAACCTCTCCCCGAAGAAGTCATTCACAAGATCGTAGGCGATGCCGTCGCGATTGAAAAAGATTTCATTCTCGAGTCTCTCCCGTGCAGATTGATCGGAATGAATTCCGACATGATGAGTTCCTATATTGAATTTGTCTCCGATCGACTCTGTTTACAATTAGGCGTATCCAAATTGTTCAATACTCCAAATCCCTTTTCTTGGATGGAGAGCATTTCTTTAGAAGGAAAAACAAACTTTTTTGAAAAGCGTGTCAGTGAATATGCCCTTGCGACAAAAACTAAGGAAGGCGACATGTTTATGTCAGACTTTTAATCTATCGGTATTCTATGAAAACTAGCTTATGGATCGTTGCTCTTATCGTAGTGATTGTTGTAGTTACGATGTCGAGCAGTACGATTGAAGGAGCTACATCCGATGTCATCGACATCCGTAAACCTCCTCATTTATTCTCTTTCATACGCCCTTATACCTACAAATACACGTATCCATTTGCCCCAACTGTGGATTATACAGGGTATTCCCCTCAAGTATTTACGATCGATCCAAATCTACCTGTATATTACCATTTTGGGATCATTCTTGACCAGTCGGTTGCCGAAAATCGTACCAACAAGAAACAAAATGACATGTTTAATACGATGGATAAAAATCTCATTTCCGCCAACAACGTTAGAAACAGAAATTCTAAATCTGGATCGATTGTTTCTAAAACAGTCATCTTTTCACCATCACAATTCCCGCTTTTTATTTCAAAAACAAAAATTACCGATGCAGCGGTGGTCATGAGGTTATATGATTTGGTAGAAAATGCATATAAAAAATTTCTACTCACGAAACAACCCACCTCATTTTCCGTACAACAAGTCATTACGATTCCTGCCAAGTACACAGGAGATGGAACCATCTTCATTCAGAGAGCAATCAATTATCCTCCAACTAATTCTACTATGGCTTAATTTTAATATAACAAAATAGTATGAAATACTCTAGGTATATTGTCCTTTTAGTATTAATACTGATCTATATCCTATTTACTGTTTTATCGGTAGAACCATTTTTTGAAACAGAAACCCCTTCTTATTTATTGTTATTGAGAGAACCCAATGAATCGATGTTAACTAAATTTATTGATGTTAGAAACAAACAGATGGCTTTTGATCTGAGTACGACTAAACTAAAATCCGATTTCATGACGACCTACCCTAGTGTCATAACCGACATAGGAGGAACGGCAGCCTTTAACAACATTTTTTCTAGAGGAAGTATGCAGGCGGAATCTTCTTGTACAGCAATTGCACCTACTGAGGCATCCATAACTAGTAAATTTACAGGATCCGCATTCCCTAGTTTAACTACAGGGAGTACATTTTTAATATATGTACCGAATTCTACAGGAGACTTGGGGTCCTTAGGAGGATATGCGCTGTATGATTCTTCCAATACTGCATTATCCAGAACTGCTGCACGATCTACGATTGGTTCTGCAAGTCAATCGCATGCACTTCACGCCTATAATAAAGCCTTGGTAACCCCTTCCTTACGTGTTCCATGGTCATGCTCTACAGGATGTACACTTTCATCTACCCCCATCACTCCTGGAGCCACCACCACCTTACCGAGTAGCTTGAGCACAAACATTTCCACTTCTGTCAACGAGTTATTGTATGATTTATTGGACAATTATAATAGGCCTTATGATTCCTCGGAGGGATGTACTACGGGAAACGCATATTATTCCAATAGTGCAGGGACAACCAGTTCGTGTTTTAATACGCATCAACAATCGTACATGAACGATATTACTCCAAATATAAATACGTATGTCGATACAACGGTAAAGAATTATGTGAAAAGTGCAGATTTTCAGGGAATAAACCCAGGGTACACTTGTATCCCAAAAGCTTCTTCCTATGTACCTACCTATTTATCGATAAATTATCCCGTACCCATGACGGATACAACACCTCAACCCAATATCTATTATAATGCCATTTTACTGGGAAGAACGGGAGGTGAAGGAGGGTTTAAATACAGAGTCATCGCGAATGAGGTGGGGCAATATCATGTTGAGGAATTTTTAAAGTTTAAAGCTGCAGCGGCGGCTGCTGGAACAACTGGAACTTCTGGATCAGGAACATCTGGCACTGGATCCTCCGGAAGTACATCTGGCACAACTGGCAGCACATCTGGCACAACTGGATCCTCTGGAAGTACATCTGGCACAACTGGCAGCACATCTGGATCCTCCGGAAGTACATCTGGATCTTCTGGCAGTACATCTGGCACAACTGGCAGCACATCTGGATCCTCCGGAAGTACATCTGGAACAACTGGCAGCACATCTGGATCCTCCGGAAGTACATCTGGAACAACTGGTACTGTGTAATGTCAAAATGCTTAATATTATAGTATACTATGTATCCTCCTCTTGCTCCATATGAAACCAAATGGGTTCATGTGGATACCTTACACGGATCTCCTGTAAAAATATATGTCGAATGGTCCGGTAATCCAAAAGGGATTCCTGTCATCTATTGTCATGGAGGCCCCGGTGATCACTCCACGCCTTACCTCCGTCGTCTGTACAACCCTAAAACGTACAACATCATTCTGTTTGATCAACGCGGGTGCGGTAAATCTCTACCGAAAGCCCATTTGGAAAAGAATACGACCGCGTTGTTGATCCGCGACATGGAAACCATACGCAACCTAAAAGGATACGACCGATGGGTTGTTTCCGGTGGAAGTTGGGGTTCTTCGTTAGCGATGATGTATGCACAAGCCTATCCCGAACGCGTATCCGGACTGATTCTCCGCGGTATTTACGATCTATCTCAACCCACCGTTGTCGATGAAATTTTTCCAGAAATTCATGACGAGATTAATGAATTGGTAGAATACAAAAAGGGAAATCGGTTTAAAAAAATTCTTCATTCTCTTCAAACCCGTAAATCTCGTCGATTGGCGAATCTACTTATGGACATAACCCCGATGTACGTCAAAACAAAACGACCACGCAACAAAGAAGATCCATTCCAAATGGCTCTCGTGAATGCTCATTATGAAGCCAATCGTTATTTTGTACCACGTCGTCAAATCTACCATAACATGCATAAAATACGACACATTCCCACCTTCATGGTCAACGGTCGATGGGACATCGTGACACCTGCCAGTATCGCGTATCGACTGAGTCAACAGATGGACAATTGTACACTCCTCTTTGTCGATGCAGGGCATACCGTATTTGAAAAGGCGATCGGAGATCAATTGGCCAAATGTTCTGACTTAATGAGTAAAAACGCTATAAAAAAAGACTAAACATATAAACATATGCAATGGCTAAAAAATAAATATTGTTCTCATCAATATTATAAAATTTCAAGCGAAGGAGAACAATGGTCGATGTACGATAAACGTCCTGAAGCGTACATCCTTCACATCTATCGAGAAGACGGAAACCTCAAATATCATTTTGTTTCGAGATATCACAGTTATGTACGAATTGTCCCTTATCAAGTCATCGGACTATCTATAGGGATTCGCTCGCGAACCTATCTATTGCCCGCGATGTCCTTCATCCTCAAGGGAAACAATTTATTCGATCGGCCGATCCTTCGGTGGCTGTGCACACATTATTTAGGCATTATGCCGGCAGATACGTGTCGTCTGGTCGCGATCGATGATTGCGCCAACTTGTATTCAGGAGAGCGATTGGTTGTGAATACAACCTTAGAAAACGATATAAAATAAGGTACCATAGAAAGGGTATAATGCATCGGTTTTCCGAGGCATGGGTTCTGTGGGCACACTTGCCGCAAAATCCGGATTGGTCCCTGTCTGGGTACCAAAAAATCATGAAGGTGGAGTGTGTGGAACATGCGTTGTCGCTCTATCAACATTTACCGGAAGCTCTCATTACAGGATGTATGTTTTTTCTAATGAGGGAAAATATAACTCCGTTATGGGAAGATGAGAGGAATAAGAATGGAGGGTTCTTCTCGTACAAGGTCAATAAAAACATCGCTTCGACATGGAAGGATGTTTCGTTCAGTTTGATGGGGAATACATTAAGCGATGCTTCGTTAAATCAAGGAATTACAGGAATTTCGATTTCTCCGAAGAAGAATTTTTGTATTTTAAAGGTGTGGACGGGAAATCGTAAGTGTACGGATCCGACCAAGATTAAGTTGTTAAAGTCCGAGGGATGCATTTTTAAAGAAAATTAATCTCTCATATAGGTATGGTAAGAACACGACGATATGGCGGACGAAGGGGTGGACGTAGAGGAGGAAATCCCACCGAAGAAGCTGCCAAAACCAATTCTGGTATTTTTTCATATTTTAATAATATATCATCGCTTAACCCTTTTGCTGCTGCTGATCCTACTCAAGCTGCATCTAATGCAGCATCGGCTGCGACCAAGGCTGCTACTGATACTGCAGAAAATGCAAGAAAAAGTTTAGAGGCTACAACATCAGCATTAGGGATAGGTCCTGTCGGAACTGCTGCTGATAAAGCTGCTTCCGATAAAGCTGCTTCCGATAAAGCTGCTGTTGATAAAGATGCTGCTGATAAAGCTGCTTTAGGAACTGCTCCTGCTGCAGGCGGTTCTCGTCGTCGCAGAAAGAAGTCCCGCAAATCACGCCTCCGGAAGCGGCGCTAAACACAATTTAATATCTCCTAACGATGCGACAGAATACTTTACCACCAACGGTAAATTGTTCTCCAAATACAACTCTATCTGATTGCACAAGTTCGTACACTTGATGAAATACCCCAAATTCTTCAAACTGAAATTCCCCTGAATGATCTTGTTCGACTTCTTCTGAATGAACTCCATGTTCCCATCTGATTCCGCCCGTCGGACTTCCGCTGTCGCAAACGTCCCCTTACACTTGAAAATCAACTCATTCGCGACCGACTTGATTTCAATCCTTTCTGAAATACACGACAAATCCCTCACAATCTTTTGGAAATCCGACGACGGTAAATTAATCACCGACGAGAACGTTACATTAGGAATCTCCAACTCTTCCGAATCCGGTTCTATCAACCTCAACTTCTGAATCTTACACTGCTTAATGTCCCCATTCTCGAACCTCAAACACAGATTATTGACAATCCCATCCGAATAGTCCGAATTCTCAATATACATCGTGAGCGTATCATCATTATCAATCGTATTGATCAGCTTGAACAAATGAAACATGTTCACTCCAATAATGATCTTCTCCTTCTTACACTCGTAAATTTCAAAGTTCTCTGCCTTTAGGAATAAGTGCACGAGAACCGTATGGGATTTGTCCATGTTGATGATTCGCATCCCGTCCGCTTGAAACGTAATGTTCGACTCCAGAAGAATATCTTTCAACGCTGTCATGAGGGTACGAAACGGTGATATTTGAACCGTTTTGACCGTTAGGACATTCATACTATGCTATGTAATCGTTCAAATCTTTAACTCCATTTTCATAGATAAGTTATGGAGGCTCTTGAAGAACTCATCTATCGTATCCAACTCTATCTTGCTCTCTTTCTGACTCAAACACTTCAAATGACGCGTTTCATGCTCCCGTCTCTAGAGTAATGTTTCCAGTTGTTGCATCGTCTCCTCACTCAGGGTAGTGGGAAAAACAATATGAAACTTGATGATCAGATTCCCTACCATGTTTTCTCGCTTCATGCCCATTTCAGGAAGAACTTTCGTAAATTCTGGATGAATGATGTTTCCTTTCGTATTGGTAATACGGTACGAATTATTCTGTAAATATTTCATGTCAAACGAGAATCCACATAAGGCTTCTTTCAGGGTAATCTCGTGCGTATACCAAAGGTCGACCCCTCGTCGCTCCAACTTGGTGGTATTGGACACCTGTACCGTAATCCTCACATCGCCTAGAATTCCATCCGGTCCCATGTTTCCTTTATTTTGAAGAAGTAAACATTCATTACTATCAATTCCTTGAGGAATATCAATATAGAGAGTCTCGATGTCCAATTGCTTGATGTGATTGACATGAGTCCATCGCTCGATTTTAATCGGCAATTTGCATCCTGTATACGCCTGATCCAACGTTATGTTGAGGTTCATCGTCATCGGGGGCGGTTTCATCATATTTTGAAACATCATCGCTGGACCCATCGGTCCCATAGGACCCATGAACCCATCATTTCGAAATAACATTTCAAAAATGTCCATTTGAGGCTGAAGCGATCGATCGTACTGTTTTCGTCGTCCCTCATCGGACAACGTCTCGTACGCCTCGTTGATTTCTTTAAATTTGGCATCGCTTCCATTGGGGCGATCCGGATGGTGTTCAAGAGATAGTCTTCGATACTGTTTCTTGATTTGTTCCGGTGTAGCATTCTCAGGTACACCCAATACTTCGTAATGCGTCATATACCTATACGTAGTCAATATGTCTTTACATTCTAACGAAACAATTTCTGTTTCTCATGAAAACGTTTCTTGCTTTCCTCCGATACCGTACGCCGTGTCACCCGCTCATACTGCTCCGGAGAATCGAAATAAAGTCGTCGCGCCTCCTTGTAGTCCTCAGGGTCGCTCTCCATGACAACGAAAAAACGATACTCATCTGGAGTCCCAATCCGGTAAGGGTAAGGCTCTCCCGTTATGGCGTTCAGGATACGACGATTCAGAGAGGTTATGGGTTGATGAAAAAAATCAGGCATTTTGAAGGGGACTTCACGGACCAGAACGTCCTGATATTCAGGGTCGTCAATTTCGTCCTGCCACATACCTATATAGTGAGGGATTTATTTAAGCCATTTACTCAATATCTACATGGGTGAGCATATGGCGCCTGCAACATGGCTTCGTCAACCGGAGTTCGTCCATGACATGGCCCTCGATCGTCTTCGTCGTATTGGTTTCACTAAAGTACTCCGTATCCTTCTTCTTGGAAACCTTTTCCTGAAAGTACCTGTACTTATCGGCCAACACCTTCCCGCAAGTAAAGCATTTGATCGGGATAATCATGGTATATCTCAATATAATACTTCTTGTTTATGTCAATTTTTACATTCCTCTTTCAAAAACATACTTAATTTATAGGAGATGTACGTCGAGGCATCATTAAAAGGATGTTCTACATGGAACTGACATCCATAAAAGGGATACTCCTTGAATTCAAACATACTGAGGTATCCATGATCCACGGCTACCTTAATCAAAAAAGGATAATCTTTAAATGCATACGTATGCCGATGGATGACACACTGGGTCTTTTTGAACCGACGAATCTCCGTGGGTGTAAAATAAGAGGTGATTCGACTCTTTTCCGAGGTGAACTGAAGGGAAGAACTCGAATAATGTTCACGCACCTCTACCTCTTGGAACAACGTGGGAAGATCGTCCGATTCTTCCAAGAGAATGAGCAATTCAAAACCTAAACAAATTCCCCAAATCGGATAGTAAATTCCATGATCATTATACGATTTGGACTTTCGAATACATCGCTGAAGGGTCTTCAAATAGGTAGTATACTGCGTCTTTGTATACTTGGGAGTTTCAATATCCCCTCCCGTAAAGACAAGACCGCTGACTTCATTCATCTTTTGATAAAGCTGTATACTGGAAAGATTGTACGGAATGATGACAGGGACAGCTCCCGAAAGTCGAACCCAGTGTACATAATTGGTAGGATATTGAATGTCGCCTCCTGCTTGAGGATGAGCGATGATCCCAATCTTCATAGAGTTTAATGATATATTTTTATGTGTCGGTACATCTCTTGGTATCGGTAGTAGGGGCTATTCAAATAAGCTCCTAGCAACAAATACGGGCAACCGCCCATGAATAATATATGGATTATAATTATGAACGAAATGCAACGCCACCAATTGATTCATAAAAAAATAGTATACTTAAAAGATCGCGTCTTGGAAAATCCTCTTCTTCAGAAAATTCTTGACGAATATGAACATCTTCAGACCGAGAAAGAAGTACATTCGAAAGAAAGTATACATCGTTTGATCGAGAATCTTCAACCTCGAAAATTGGAAATAGAATGAAAAAGATAATTAGGTTAAGTTATGTATACTTAGTATGGAGGAGTGTTTCATCTGTTTCGTCGAGACAGATGAATTTGTCCTGTTCCAATGTTCCCATAAAGTGTGCACGACGTGTTTCCCACGTCTAAGATCCAATAAATGTCCGATATGTAGCGAACCCATCGTCATCATCCCGCCTTCGAATGCAACGACTCGATGCATCAGTATATCTGTTATGCTGGGTGCGATTGTTGCCACCATTTTATGGATCAAACGGGACTCCTTTTAAGGCATCCGATTGGGAGGAATACAGCTGGTCGCGGTAGGCGGTGAAAAGGCCACTATATTTTTAAAGGTATACACAGGTTCTTCGGAATATTTAAGATTGATCTTGTACGTATCCAATAAGGATTGATTGTTTGCGATGACCGCCTCGTATTTTTTTCGAGCCGCCATCGCGGATTCGCTTACTGCTCCCTGCTGCCAAAAACGTTTGTTATTTGGGTTGTCGATGTTGTACATCGGCGTTGTCGTCTTCAACGCAGGATCGATACATTTTCGATTCATATAAGCAGAATATTCATGATAGTACGGTTCGTTTTGTAGAATTCTGCACCGATTCGGAGGCGTGAATGAATTATACTGATTTTTTCCTAACATTTTGAGTGGCTTATCCTGTATCGTACACGATCGATTGGACGATACACACCGAGCACCCGTCTTTCTATAGATATGAAGAGGTCTAGAAGAAGGGATCCCTTCCCCCACATACACAATCCCTTCGTTTTTACGATTCACCGGAATGTTAATGAGCTGTTTAAAATTCATAGTATAGACGTACAAAATATATTTTGTATAAGTATGTATATTCTAGTTATTATTGTACTTGGATTATGCTTATGGTACATTTCCACCATTCAAGAGGGCGCTAAAGATGGCAAAAAGAAAAAGAGAAGAGCAAATGCTCCTACGGACGAAGGAGCCATCTTGAACGAAAAAATGGATGCCATTCTTGCTCTTGAAGACAGAATTATGGCCATCGAAGAAACGCAGAAGTTAAACTCCAATCAGATCAAAGATGTGATTATACCTCAGCTTACCAGTACAATCGGATAATTATCGATACACGTTGATGGTCATGTGATTCTCCACCGAGAGATTATCCACACTACAGTTGAGACGGTCGCCGTCGAGGTGGTGCATCAGAATCTTTTTGTCGGTTGATTCCTGCGTCATGAAGGTCATGTACATGATACGACTCCTCATGTACTGCTTTTTGTTGATGCAGATGACGTTGTAGCCCTGTGAGTGGTTGACCGTGTTGGGGATAAACTTCCACGAACCCGCTTTCATCTTCCTCTCGATCTCGCCCGACGCGTAGACCCTGAACAGAGAGCCGTCAATCTCAATCTCCTTCATGTTTATATGAAATTTCTATTGGGTAAATATCGTTTCAATTTTATGCTGCTATTGTATGGACTTTCCCTCACCAAGTGTATGTCTTTTGGTTTTTTTAATTGGAGTGGCCCTATGCATCTTTTTTGTATACTTTACGATGATGACCTCCAACACTTGCTCCAAAGAGGAGATCATAACTCAAATTGTAGGCATTTCTCAAAGCGAAGAAGAAAAAATGAATACACTTCTTTGCAATTGTTTGATCAAAACTTCCTACAATAGTTGTGCCTCCGGAAACTTTATGAACGGATGGGTCAATCTATGCGCCTTGAAACGTGTCATCAAATATGGTTGTCGTGTCCTTGATTTTGAAATCTATTCTGTAGGAGATATGGCAGTCGTATCCACCTCCAATTCCATCAAATATACCGAAAAGGGAACCTACAATAGTATACCGATCACACTTGCCCTTGAAGAGGTAAGAAATAATGCCATCTCTCGAGGACGAAGTAGTGAAACCTGTCCCAATCCCAACGATCCCCTCTTCCTTCACTTTAGGATGAAAACGGCCCATCCTAAAATATTTGATGAATTGGCGAAAGCGATTGTTACCAACTTTGGGACGGTGTTATTGTCAGCCAACTATAATTTACAGAACAACAAGAAGAATCCATGCAATACCTTAACACTCAAGGATTTGATGGGGAAAGTCATCATTATCGTGGACAAAACCGATGTTGCCATCGAAACCGGTATACTAGGCGAAGTGACCAACATTATAGGAAATGGGCCGTATTTTCATTCATGGAGATACAACGATGTCGCATTTTCTCCTGATGAAGGCATCGCCGACTTTAACAATTCAGGAAACATGACCTTTTGTTCTCCCAACTTATCGTTTTATCCTACCAACTATAGTTCGGTCTTGACGATGAAATTTGGCGTTCAAATGAGTGCACTATGTTTCCAAAACGACGATGTCCATCTAAAAACCTACAACTCCATCTTCGATGAACAAAAAAGTGCTTTCATCATAAAAGGAACCAAATATGAACCGAATGAGGTTGCGCCGGTCGCAAGAGGAACCACGACGGATGACGTTGAGGCGGAAATGGAAAATGCAAATGACACTGCAGTTGTTGGAGGAAACTAAAAAGACTTAATGTATTGTATGATACGAGATTGGCTCCAAAGTATACTTATTTTTATCCTCTGTTTTATTTGTTTAGCGTTGATCGAAATCGGTGGACAAATGAAAAATCTGCAGGAAAATTGGGGTTCCTACCGATGTAATCCAGCGATCATTCCGATAGCAGGATATCTTGCTCCAAGCGGATCTACGATGAGTACCTCGGACAACATGTCCTATTGTATACAGTCGATGATGACTTCCTTTGCTCCTACCATTCTACAACCGCTGACCTTCATTCAAGGAAAAACAACGGGCATGATGACCAACTTGACGGACAGCATGTATGCTGCTCGAGAGCAACAGTCCAAGGCAACAAAACAATCCGCTGGAATGTTTGGGTCAATTTACTCGATGTTTGGGAATGTGGTAGTAGTATTTCATGTCATCATTATCAAATTGATTGCGGCTCAAGGAAGAACGTCAGCGATCATGACAACGCTGATGCATGTATTGATAACGACCAAGTTGACCTTCGAAAGCATGTGGAATGGTGTACCGGGCAAGATGATTCAGGCCTTAGCTGCTTAAATGATAATAGAGGGTTATGTTTGCCCAAATGTAAATGGCATACATTTCATAAATGTAATGTCCGGTAGACGTATACAACGTTGAATACATGTCCGCTTCTTGAATGGCCACCGCAAATACGGTTGAAGCAAGATAAAGGTCCAGCACCACTTCTCGATAAGCAGTAGAGGATAGGTTCGAAGGAATGTAGGCTCGTACGATGTTTCTAAGGTCAGACAACGATGCGGTACGGGACATCAGAATGAAGGTATCCGTTATGATAGTCGAAACTTGACTGTATTGCGGAAGGATGGTTGGAGAATCTGTTAAATACAAGTCGATTCGATACGCAAATTTAGAAACATCAGGAATGTCCGTATAAATATGTCCATAAAATGAAAAAATGTCTCCTTCTTGTAAAGGAATCTGAGAATATTTATTTAACGAAGTCGGTACATTTCCAATCGTCGTCAAGATCGTATTGATGACATTCTCAACATCGGTCAACGATTTTTCAAATCGGCGAAACAACGACGTTTTAATCCGTTGACGTATGATCGCGATCTTTTCAGCCGATAACGATAAGGAACTTAAATGCTGAATGTAAGCATCCTCTACCGTAATGGATGTACCCACTTGAACTGCATGAATGAATTGTATCGCTTTTAACAAAAATAAACATTCATGATTGATGTAATAATGACTTACTAGACCCGTATATCCCTTGTACCATAATAAACATCGAAATAACCGTAGATCTACATTTAAGCGGAAAACAGGGGCATTCGGATAATCCCGAATGTATAGATTCGAAATGGGAAAGATACAACGGACAACCGGTCGCGTGGATAGATTAACTACAGGATTAAGTGTATCCAGTGTACTATCGATGGTGGTAAGGAGTTCATGTAAAGGATCGACTACGGTCGTACATGTACCCATGTTATTCAAATCATATTGAAGTTCCGCCCACATAGTTATGCTACATACATTATTCTAGGATGACATGCATCAAATATTTTTTAGAAATGGATCCATGTGAGATCGTTGTCGTATACATGAGTAAATCGCCTTCAATAAACTCAAGTCGCCTACGAGAAATCAATTCCTTTTGAATTCTCTGAAACACTTCCGGAAAATTGGACGCTCGTATCGCAATTTCATTTTGATACGACGCATTTAATCCAGAAATGATCGCGTTTTTATTGATATACGGATGTGTATACGTCTGATAGGTTTGATACGAAACGTGTCGAACCCAATCCTCGCCGATCGTGAGTCCTCCACAGTCGAATGCCGCCAACGGTTTAAACATACTTGAATACAGGGAAGCATATCCATTCATCAATAAATTAATTTGATTTGCGTTTAGATGCGCAACGGCCTTGGTCTGGTATACCACATCGGATAATGCAACCTCAATTGAAATATCTAAATCAGGGAGAACAAACCTCATGATATAGAAGCAGACTTGATTTCATTCAAAATAATAATCATGACTGGATCAATACCGGTTCCATCGTTGATCCCGTCTAAATAATCTTGATAGAGAGTGTTGACGGTTAATTTAGCACTTGTAGTCAATCGAATGGTATCAAAGGAGGCGATGGTTGTTCCTCCTGATAAAATTGCCTCAATCAATCTGTCAATAATACCATTAATGACTCGTTTATAACTTCCTCGATACGACTTTGTTAGGAGGGATTCCTTGTATATTTTTAAGGCGTCTACACTACTCGTTTTCCCTTGAGGAAGTGTTTCTAACAACGTAGAAAACGAGTTTGTCAAAGATAAATCCGATCGATACTGAAATGTTGTTTTTACGGAATGAGACTGAAATGCAGATTTCATATAATGAATGTTTAAAATTGTTGGGTTCCATCCGAAAGTGATGCTGCTGTATACGCATTCGTGGCCTCGGTGTTAAAGCGATCGACATAATGAAGATAGCTGGTAGGATCGGTGGAGAATGCAAGAGTAGTAGTTATCTTGGAAAGAATTTTGGATTCATATTCGGAAGCTACATCTCCCATAACAGGAACGCTGTTCAATAGTACAGCCACTCCTCTAAAAGGAGATGACGTAAAATTGGTGGATTCATCTACCACGACAATCTTGAATTTATAGGACCGATCCGACAAATTCTTATCTACGTTGGAGCTGGGTGTGATGTCATACTGAGATTTGCTAGATACCGCAACTACATTAAACGTAAGCTCATCTCCCGATAAGAATACGGTAAAGCTTGAGTTATCGGTAGGCATCGCACGGGTAGATAACACCTTGGTTACAATCGAGGTAGCAAGTTTATTTCCGGCGGTGGTATTTGATTCCATTTTGTCCGCAATATAGTCGAGCGCCTTCGCACCTCTTGTGTAGTAGTCCTGTGCTAAAAGAATTCTGCTCTTAGGTTCAAACAGAGTAAAGGCACTTGTAGAATTGAATAAATCGTGTGCAACCGAAAGAATCTTTTCTTCCACCATGTTGCACTTCAAAAGACCTGTGGTATTCATCGCTGTCGATAACTTGAGAAGACTCTTGTTGAGTAAAAAGTGAGTCGCCAACGAAGGAGCTATATCATCTCTGACCGCTGTGCTTGCATCCGGCAGATACAACTGTCTCCTACAGTATCCCTTGAATAAGGTCTTTGCAGTCGGCGAGAACTCTACCGAAGATGCGGTCGTGTTTGAATGGTCCCATACAAACAGAGCATTCAATTCGGTAGGCTTGACACGCAACTCAAATACCGCCTGAACTCCGTCATCCGGTCCAATCTGTTCCGTCAAAAGCACGCCTGCCAAGAGGCTTACGTTCCACTCAGGAACCGAAATGCTCACAGGAGGACCTACCGTAGGGTTGGCGTTAGGGTCAGCCGAGTTGTTGACCATCGTGTCCAGAGTGCTCATACTATATACCTATATTTTAATTATAATTTTCCTTAATTTCAAACGCAATCGAAAAATCATTATGATTCATGTCGATGACCTGACCAAACTTATTGAGGAGTCGTATTCTTAATTTTTCCAATTTGACAGGTCCAAAATAATCTCTTGTCTTGAATAAAAGGTCAGATCCGTTATTGAACATGACCGAATTTGCATTTGTTGTAATGGGAATTTTGGCCATGATGGTATTTCCTAGATAAAAGGGGGCACCGTTCAATCCTTGAGTAACGGAAACGACCGCATCCGTTACAAAGTTACTTTGGTAATCGTCTACATCAATAAAAAAATAGTTATCGAACGAGGAGGAATAGGATCCTTCACTCACGCAGGACCGTATACTTGTGTACGTTTGTTTTCTAAAGCCTAGGGACCAACCGGCCGTTTGTTGCAAGAGAAGTCCGGGGATACCAAAATCGATCGTATAATTTCCTGTATTGTTGAGATACAAGGTGCTTTTAGAGGTAATGATATCTACGGTTAATTTTCGGGAAGGAATACCCTGTGTTGCAGGAGATACTTGAATGAGGGTGACATCGGACATGTCATCGGACGTATAGTTTCCTTCGGGGATTTTAAAAACGTACGTTATTTTGGTTATGTTATCGATGACGGTAAAGAGATTGTTCATCATGGCGTCGGAGAAGAAGTACCATGTGTTGGGGATTTCGATGGATGATATTTTGAGGGAAGTAACCTTCTTAATGTTTTCGGGACAAGTATACACAAAATCGGAGGATTTGGTCGTTGCATAATTGGGTCGAAAGGTCGTATCTATACATAAGAGTCGAGTTATGGAAGGTCGATCGATGGGGTTGATTTTGCTAGAGCTTCCTCCTTCTGCCGTAATACATTTGTCTTGTTTGAATTTTTCCTTGAGTTCTTCGATCGGGTCATTTTCAGGAGGGGTCCGTAAATGAGGTCGATCTTCTTTGGTACTCTTTTGTACAAAGTTGTGAATGTGGGTAAATTTAGGTCGTTCCATATAGGGAGCGTATATTTTTGAAAGTGAATGTTTAGCGAGTTTTTCGAGTTTTGGGACGTTTCTTCTGCGATTTTTTAATACGACTATAATTTTTTCGGGTTTGTTTTTTACGCTTTCGGGTGCCACCATCCGTCACCGTCATCGTGCGGCTCGCACTCTTCGCCTCCTTCGCCTCCTTCGCACGAGCTTTCTCCGACAACACCTTCTTCAACGCCCTCTGCAAACTAGGGTTACCATATGGTACTCCCCTCGGAGATAGAAAGGGGGGTAATTCCGGTCCTCCTCTCGGTTTCATATGTAGGCCTTTCGCTTTGAGCGTCCTCGCCTCCGCCGCCACCTCCTCCGCCTCTGCCGCCGCCCTCGCCTCCGCCACCACCTCCTCCGCCTCTGCCGCCGCCCTCGCCTCCATTGCAGTCCTCACAACCGCAATCGCTTGTACCTCCCTCTCCCTCGCCCTGTCCCCCGCCGCCGCAACCCTCTCCTCCATCGCAGTCCTCTCAACCGCAATCGCTTGTACCTCCCTATCCCTCCATACCGCCTCCACCTCATTCACTTGCTGTATCACATCTCTCGCTTCAGTCATTCTATTTGTTGCATCCTGCACCGCCGCTTGGACTGCCTCCGCGTACTGTTCTCTCCGTTGATACTCAACCGAATTTAAAAATACCCTCATTACACCTTCCCATTCAACCTGAGTATACCTGATTCTATGGTCTCGCATACCGGGGGGCGGTCCTACAACACTTCGTTGTCCATAGTATTGAGATAGATAGTATTGAGATATATAGAATTGTTGTGATACCAGTGATAAATACCTATTATATCCCTCATAACTATTATATCCATCCCTCCGTATTTCTCGGGGGTATTGTAGAATTGCATCGTGCCTTCTCCGTAAAGATTGAAATCCCTCTCTTCTTAAAATATCTACCTCATGTTGATATGGAACCATTTCTTGAAAATTAATAGCTAATATCTGACCAATCCCCAATGAGGCCATATATGCACCAAGCATTCTGTCATCACCTATATATTGATAACGTGGAGGAGGAGGAGGAGGATGTGGTCCGTAATGAGGCTGTATAGGCACATCTTCTGGAGGGGATAATTCTAAATAACAAAATAATAATATCCAAAATTTAATTTTTTCAACCCCAATCATAAAATTTTTAAATTGGTTTTTTGTGTTCTCAACTACAAATAAAAACAACTCATTTACTGTTCTTTCTATTACATCTCTATTGACCCCGCTAGATGCACCCAACTCATCCTTAACAACATTGATGAATGGGGTTGCTGCGACTATACACACAGATCCTGCCCTATTACGATCTGTTGCACCGAATATACCATCAGCGAAATCATTTATTAATCTGGTTGTAGTAGTTAATGCATCACGCATATTTGGTACATGTATGTGCCTGAAATGTTCGAAGCACTGAATTATAAATACGAACAAATCTACTCCACTATAATCAATTGAAAAGCGTGTCAACAATTTTTGACATGTTTTGAATTGTTTACATAAGACAACAACGTTGGGATTGCCCCCATCTAGAATTAGACCTTTATATGCGGTTTCTAATATAATTTGATTAGAAGGATGTGCTGGATCACGCGGATCTCCAGCACCTCCTATCAAACCAACATATTCATTTACTTCTTGAAAATTATCATTATCAAATAAGGGATCGATCTGATCGGGTTGATTATATACTGCTGTAACATTATATTCTGCTAATGCTGGTAATTCTTGAAGTATACAAAACTCGGAATAATCGCCATAGGTAATTTGTCTAAATGTATCCTCCTCTGCAGTAGGAATACGAGGAATATTTAATGTATGTCCCGGAGTTAAAACACCAGCTGTAGCGAAAATAATATAATTTTCTATATCTATTCCATACATTAATGAATCAATTACATTCGACCAATGATTACATGATAACCATGATAGATGATAGGCATCATCTTTATTAGCTATTTTATTAAAAAAATATGTATTTACATTCATTGTGTTAACAGGTATCAGTGGTATACAATAATGATTATGATAGATAATTACCGTCAACTCCTCGGGTATGTAAGGAGTCCACTCTAACGCAGGACTGGTCAAATAATAATTTAAAAATCCATCAAAAAATGGTCCTACCTGATTGGGCCGTAAAACATTAGAAAGTTTAAGCTTATAATATGCATTATTAATATTTTCTAATAACCGGTCGCTGTGAGTTCCATGACACAAGTATCTACCTGCAGCACAAAATAATTCAACATCATGTCTATGATTCCAATATCGAGATAATCCTTCAAATACCGACATATTATATTATTAGATTATTCTACATAACCTACAATGCATTTATTATGAAATGATATAATTGCGTTAACCTTATTATACATTGCATAACAAAAGGCAGGCCAATCTCCCGTAAGATAAAAGGTGGATTTTCTTATTAATTCTCTGTTAGTAACACCTAGTCTATCAACTGCGCCAGCGACGCTTGGATGATTAACAGGCCAACGGGCATTCCAGTTTGCTGGATTTGGACCCTGTCCATCCCATCTAAGGGTAGTCGCAACAGCAGGAGCAACAGCAGGAGCCGTTATAACATCAAACATGTGTACACAGTCCCAAATTTGTCCGTGATCACCATAACGTTTTATTTGTGATCTATACACTTTATCAAAATCAGATAATCCAGTAAAAGGAATATTTTGTTTGTTGTTAAGATGAGCATTAGCGTAAGGTCCATTAATTTGAGGATTGCCCAAACCTTCATATGTCCATGTTTGATTCACTGTAAGTGAGTCAGGAAGAGGTCCTGTAAATCTGCTTTCAATTTCTGCATTAATCATGATTACGTTATCACATATCTCTGTAGTAATATCATCTACAAATTTATATACGCGTTTATGATTATGTGCATTTCCTGAATGAAGCCAATTTACATTAGGAGAATGTTGATGAATTTGATTGGAAGAATCACCTATTGTATGTACGCTAAACATAATGTTTACGTTGGTATCATAATTGGGGTCAAGTCGTTGAGGATATTGTGCAATACTTTGTAATATATCAGGGGATGCATCAGATACTAAAAATAATTGTTTTATTGCACCACCTGCTGCATCCTGTATAACAGGTACACGACTAAATACCTCATTCCATGGGATTCCTCCTGGTCCATTTGTAGGACCGATATATGATTTAAAAATACAAGTTCCATATCCAATATCTAATTCTGGAGCGCGAACTGCACCCGCAACATTGGGGATAGCAACATTAGTTAAATTATCAACAACTCTTGGTACGTTAGTAATTCTCATCCAAGGGAATTGTATTCCTGCTCCTGCAGCATGAGGGCCCTGCGCACCATTTACCACATTATACCTACCTTCGTATGGTAAAGGTACCCCTTGTATATCATGAGTTTGATTGCCGACAGGTCGATCGGTGTCTGGAAAAATAATTCTATTAATTATGTCCTGTACAGCTGCGTTTACTCCAAGATTGATGGCTATGCAATTAATAACAGGATTTTGAAAAAACACAATTTCAGACGTTGAAAATTTTAATCCAAACATCTGTTTTACCATAGGTTTATCGGTAAGTACATCTCCTAAGAGAAACGATGAATTTGGATATTGCGAGTTTACTCCAAACATCTGTTTTAGAGCATTATTAAAGGTAGTATATTGCACATTTAGTTGATTTACGTCAGCACTCTGTTGTTGTATTGGATATCTAAAATCACAATAATTTACAATTTTTGCCAAATGATGTTGAAACCCCATGCTTCGTAAATTTGAATATAAAATTAGTTTGTCATGATTCATTTCTGTTGCCAAGAAATCAATTCTTGATAACACAGGCATACTATACAATACTAAAATTATTCACGAAATTCAATAATATATAACACGATAGTCTCCATCTCCGACGTTTATAAATAGAATATTTCGATGTCGGCCGTTCTAGCTAATGGTATTGAAAATATCTTAGTGTATACAATCGTTACCTATTAAAATGGGATGAATCTGATGAACTACACAATCATCGATATGTTTGATGGTTGGGAAGATGGTTGTATTTCATGGCATTATCAAAACAATAGCGACTCGATGAAAATGCGATCGGAGGTGTAATTATATGTTGACGCGGTAAGTCTGTTGGCGCTTGACACGACGCTTTCGAGTACGAGGATGTTTCTTGACACTTCGATGTTTGTACTGTTTTTTATTTTTTGAACGACGCTTGCCTCCCATATAACCGACAGTTCCTAATATCATAGATCCTTTCTCTTTGCGTTCTAAAGTAGATGCATTATATACATCATCAGAAATCTCCGATTGAGTCTGACGAGGAGGAGTAATAAGTCGACCTAAATGTCCTATACCTACATCTTGTTGTTTGCTAAGTGGATTTTCTGAGGAAGAAGGTAGTGAAGTAAAATCAAACTTAATCTTTTTAACTCCTTCTATTTGTATTGTATCAATTGCCTTAGTTATATAAGTAGTAAAAATACTTGAAATTGTAGGATCCTCAAATCTACATTCATGATAACGATAGTTTAAAATAATTATTAAGAATATCATATTTTTTTCAACAATAGTATATGTTTCAGGCATTCCAAATAACAAAGGGTAATCTATGGTTTCTCTTACAATACGATCAATTTCACTAATAATATCCTCTGCAAACTCTTTATGAGAGTCATTCGGAGCAAATGGTATTGGACTTTGTTGTGGCGGAGTTTTAAATGAATCAAGTTTACTAATAAGGGTATCAAAGTCAGTGTTCTCTTCTGAATTATCAGTATCTTTCAAAAATTTAGAGAATGCATTTTCGAATAATGTATTAAAAGGGTCAATTAATCCATCTTTACAAAGTGAATGCTCTTCTGGGAATAATTCAATTAATAATCCTAATATACTTGGGCTATGAACATATACCATTTTTTCAACATCAATAAGTGGTGTATCATCCTCCTCGGTATCATTTATGTCTGAATATGTAGACGATTTTAATGTAACACTTGCCTCATAAAATTTTATAAATCTTTTTAAAAATTCATTAATATATTGAAGTCCTTCATCTTTTGTTATATGAACATTTAAATCAATAACACCGTCAACTTCAGAAAATATAGGACCATTTAATATTTCTGTTAATGTTTGTCTTGATGTTAACATAAAAAACTCTTTTTGATCAGGTAATAATTTATTACCTTTTGTGTATTTTATAACTGAAGTAAACAACGTATTGTCTTTCATGATAGTTGAAATAATTGGACCAAATATGTTTTTAGTATTTTCACCCATTAAATATTCACACAATTTTTCAAACATTCCTCCTCCTCCCATATAATCACTGCATGCTGATCCATTTATAGTAGCACATATTAACATGAATTTAGCAAAATATGAGTGTAATCGAACAGTAGTTATAGCACGTATTTTTGTCATCTCTGCGGCTGCTTTTCTAATTTCATTATTTAACTTACTTGTCACAAGTGATAAATGATTAAGCGCATAAACAGGAACTTTATATGTACCTCCAGGTTTTGTAATGGATTTTGTATGATTCGTATCTCTATCATCAAGAATGGTTGCTATTGTTGCACAGTTTACATGAGATGGAGGGCTACGTTTCATTATTTTTTTCCATAAAGTGTGTAATGCTTGAATATTAATTCTATAAGGAGACCCTCTGGGACCTTTATCAGTAATTAAACGAGTATCCCCTTTTACCTGATTACAACATTGATGCGACCATAAATACTCTAATTTATGATCTCCAAATATTCGTTCAAGTACATTCGAGGGAACAAGTAAAAATATTAGTCTAATTCCTAAAACATGTTCACACTCTATTTTAGTACCCGCTAAATCTCCTCCACATATCCAACATGTATATAAATGAGCATAATACTTTATGTCTTTTCTAAATACTCGATGATAATATCTACATAAAAATATTAAGTTAAATATACAAAACGAAGGTAAATCGGGAGTAAAATTGTCAAAACTAATTGATTCAATTGCTTCAGCATACATTGCGGTTTGGTGATCCTTATTTTTGGTAGTTAAATCGGTAGTTGCTGTTGTTAACGCAGAATATGTTAACACAGTTGGGGCAGTAGCGTGGGCAGTTGCTGCGGCTGCAGCGACAGTCTCAGCACCAGTTTTTGCGACAGCGGCGGCGGCGGTAATAGTTCGGGCAGCGTCATATGCGGGGTTATGGAATCTCCTCCATAAGGATACTAACATAACATATTCGACTCCTAACATACTTTGGTTAAAAAATTGTGCTTGAAATATTACATTTATCACAACAAGAAAATCAAATGAATTAGAAATTAGAACCCTACAACAGTTATGTAATCTACGCAATTTTGATAATTGTTTTTTTATCATAGTTGCCATATGAATTTTTTGAGTGTTCAAATAAGCATAAACATCCAAAAACTCTGTATATGGAGTAACTCCCTGTTCCTCTAATTGATGAGAACCTAACTCCCTATTATATTTCTCTAGATATAATGGTAGGTAATAACTAATGCTCATATTTATAATTGACTGTTCAAATGTATTATTATAATGCAATCCTGCGATTGCTACTTTCATATATTTAAATACATGTTGGTGACCGTAAAAGTATAAAAATTGCGCTACAAAATTTTTAAGTCTATCAATAAATGTAACTTTGGTTTTAACAGTAAAAACTGCAAGATCTCCTGCCCCGACTAGAGACGAAAACATGCCCAAAACATCTTCAATCGACCTCCCTCTCAGGTGATAAACTAGTGTATCACATACAGGTTTAACTTTATTATCTAAAAATAATGTAAGACTTGTTACAATAGCTGGATCTTGGACACCCTTCGCAGTCGGTTTAAAATCATTTCTATAATATAAGCATAAACTCTTGACGTAACCATACATGTTTGGAATATCATCAGTTACATTTAGAGAAACCTGAAATGCTAAAAGGCGTTTTTTATAATCATCAGTTGCACCAGCATTAAACGTAGGAGAAGGAACAACAGGGGATGCTACTAAAGTTTTTATATTAGTAATCGCTGGGTCTCCAGCAAATAATATATCTACCATGGTGTCCCTAGATACACCAGTACTTTCCATAAATTGTACCGATGCTGAGACAATAAATGGATCTAAATCGTCATCTCTAAAACTAAAATCTTCCGTGTGATGTGCTGTAGAGAGTAGATCATAAATAGTTGTAAAAATAAATGGAAATGTTGGGGTGCCGCCAGGTGTAGTTTTTGATGTAATAAGTTTTTCTATCATAATTGCAAACGCTCTGGAATTATATCCCCGTTCATTCTGGTTATCTGCTAACATAAGTATGTTTCTACGGATCTCACGTGAAAGGACTGGTGTAGCATCATCCTTATAATATCCAAATATAGGCTCAAGAATTATCCTAAGTCGTGCTTCATCTGCCGTCGTAGCAGCGACTGCGAAAATAGGTTCTAAATCAGTTATAATTGTTGCCTTTTTTTTAGCTTTTATTATTGCGAGTAAATGATGTATGTATGCCAGACATCCTGCTATTGTTACATGAGCCCTTAAATACCTGAGAACTTCACCCATTTTTTGTGTTACTAAATATATTGTAATACATGAATATGTTAGTTGCATCTCCGTACTTGGAATACTTGTAAGATCTGGATACATATTATCGAATCCATATAACACAAGGATTGCTCCCGTAAAGTGTGCCTGTTCTTCGCTTAATCCCCTGCTCCTTATAGAAGCATATGTATCACCTTCAAACTGAACCCTCGAATATTCGGAAAAAATATCATCAGGATGGGATTTATATTTACCAAGTATGGCATCAGATACGCCACATTTTATCAATTCAAATACGGTTGCTCCTTCTATCTCCTCTTTAAAAGTGTCAAATCCTGTGTTAGCAGCAAATATTCTGGTAGGAATATCGGCGTTATTTGTGGGTGTACCTATTTGCATTGCGCTTGCGCATTGGGCTACGTTGCTACTCCCTACGGCATAATCTCTAGGATCTACGGACGGTAGCATATTGAGAATAGTTCTAATAGGACCGGCGTAGCTGTTATCTGGAATTTTTAATGATTTAAGTTTTGTTGCAATCCGAGATTCTATACCGGAAAATATACTAGGAGCTAAAGTGGGACATTTGGTACTTAACATATTAGCTGCTTCTTTACCTCTTAATTTAAAAAATTGAACAGGTCCGGCCGCAGCGTATTCCTTCGCAAACTTTGTAAATGCATGTGTTCCTCCAAGTGCAGCTATACTCTTATAAAATTTTCTCCATGGACGTCCGAAAGATGTGGACGACGGCATATATCATAAATCTATATTATTTTTCTATCACATCTAACACTATGGACCCCATCTCCGACATTTATAACCAGCGAGGATACCTAGACGTTCATTCTTTCGACGTTCTCATTACCGTTGCCATCCTCCTTGCCATCACCCTATCGACCGGATACGCCAACTACCAATCCATGTTGATGGCCATCCGTGCCGATTGGGACATCTACCGGTGTAATCCTGCCGTCATGCCGTTTGCCGGAATTGTCATGCCCGTCGAAGGCAAATTAGGAAAAGACATAACCATGGAAAACTTCCACTATTGTGTCAAAAAAGATACCACCATCGCTCTAAGTATTGCCGTCATGCCCATCGAATTCACCATGTATACCGCCATGGAGTTTGTAGAGACCCTTCAGGAAGGCGTGCAACAAGCGATGGCCTTGACCAATTGGATTTTAGATCGAATCGCTGCTGAAAAGGAAAAAATCATCAACATGCTTAAGAGTTTTTCGGTTCCCCTCATGGAACTGATCGCGTATTTAAGGGACATGATAGCCAAATCGAGTGCGGTCATGACAACAGCGGTGTTTATTGTCATGAACATGTTCAATATCATCGTCTCCGGTACCGTCAATCTCCTCAAGATTTTAAGTATACTCATTATCACGCTGACCATTATCATGATCGCACTCGTCGTAGCCGCCCTCATTTTAATTCCTACACCTGCTACTGTCATGGGGTGGGCTCTGTGGGGGAGTGCTGCTACGCTCATGACAGGAACCATCATCCCGAATCTTGTCATCTTTACCATCATTCGACTTTTCGTCACCGCCATTAATTCGGTGGTGGCTCCTCCGAAAACACCACCTAAACCAATGATGAAAAAGAAGAAAAAATAAAAGGGTACACTATGGAGGCGCTCTGGGTCATCATCGTGTTCTTCATGGCATTTTTCATTTATTATCACAGTTTGATCCGTACGATGGTGAAATGGAAACAAGAAGGCGTCTTGGAATGTTCCATGCCCTATTGTACTTCCCCTACCGAATCGGCCCCTACACCTTTGGATGTCGAGGATGCACCTGAAGGAACCTTTACGGAAAACTTACTTTTTGTATAATTTGCGAGTGGGTCTTAATCCTCGAAAGAGTCCTTTAGGAATCATCGCATTCAGCGCAGATAACCCAACCGATCGAAGTGTCACATCTCTACGGCGTGTTTTCATGTTATACAGGGATATTTTTTCGGATCGTGTAGTAAAGAATCAAGAATAAGATGGAAAAATGGCAAAGCAAAAAGATATAGACATAAATAAAGTAGTTGGACATCGAGGAAATACAAATGTCCACTACGGTTTTCAAAGTCTTTTTAAACTCTTCGCGATTCATCAGTTCTATGCACTGGTCTAGCATATCTTAGGGCTCGGTTGTTTTATGTGAATAAAATCGCATAATTAAGATATGATTTATCAAGCAACTACGTCCATCCCTTTAGAATCGCTTCGCTGTAGTTCTCCTAAACCTACGATCGATCACTTTTTCATATCGCATTTGTCCATTTCGGAGGAGGAAGTGTTCTTACAAACTCCTAAATGTACTTCAAAAGGGGTCTCCAAAGTCATCGATTTTATAATTCCTCCCAACGCTCCTTTTTTGAATTGGATTGCTTCTTTAGAGGAAAGGGTGCAACAGTTGATTTATGAAAAGCGGGATGTTTGGTTTATTGAGGCTACAGTTACGATGGATGACATTCAAAGTTCATTCGTTTCAGTCCTTAAACAGAAAGGGGATACGTATACCTTACGAGCTCAGGTACATCCTACCGTTCATGCCCCTCTTGTCTTTAATGAAGCAAAACTTCCTATCGAGGAAACCTCCATTAAGGAAACTACACCGGTCATCGGATTACTTCATTTTGTAGGAATTCGGTTCAATCAACGAATGTTTCAATTGGTGGTTCATGTCAAACAATTGTTGGCGATAACTTCTTCGCCCAAATGTTTGATTCAATATGAGGAACTTTTAGACATTGAAGAATCGAAGAATTAAGGCGAAAAATATTATGTAATCTATATATATGAAGTCCAAAAACTTTGACGCTATCATCGTCGGTATAGCGGTTCTTGCGCTATTAGGACTTTTCTACAATACGAACAAAAACAAAAACAGAAGTACCTATATTCCAAATGGCCCTCTGTCCCCGAGTGAATACGCCGCAGATGCCGCTCCTCCTTCTCCCTATGTAGAAGGCCAGAAGGGTGCGTCGGCGAACGGATTACAGACGAATACGTACAACATGAAGCAGCCGGCGTCGGTAGATCCTGCAGGACTTCTTCCGAATGATGCGAATTCTCAGTGGGCGGCGTTGAACCCTGCCGGAGGCGGGTCCCTTCAGAACGTGAACCTTCTTCAGGCAGGTTCGATGATCGGCATCAATACTCAAGGGACTTATTTAAAGAATGCGAATCTTCAGTTGAGATCGGAACCGACGATTCCTAAGGCGGCGGTCGGCCCGTGGAACAACTCGACGATTGAGGCGGACACGATGGCGAGACCGTTCGAGATTGGGGGCGGCTGTAATTAATATAAAAAAGAACTTAAACTTCTGACTGGTA